GGAGTCATGTCCTGTAAAACTGTTTCGATATTTTTTGCTATGTCTTCTCTTTTACTCATTTCTTACCTTTTCAAGCGGAGATAATGAGTAGGTTCCTTTTCAGCATCCGTGATATTGCCTGAAGAATCATGATCATATTCCACACCGTCTCTCAACACAAGATCCATTTCTCTTTCGTACTCTTTACGATAGAATTCCATCTTTCTTTCAAAGATGTCTTGGTCTGCGTCAAATTTTGCTAGTTTTGGATATATGTGAAAACCTAAACAATTGTAACATGCCACTCTTGTGAGTTGACTGGCATTGAACATATCTTCATCTGGTTCAACTTGTCCTGATGCAAGATATTTTAGATCATACAAACCGATCTGTTGTGTAGGCCACCATCTTATACGAATATCTCTGAACACATCATTCTGTGCTTTTGTGATCTCTGCATCGAAATCAGGTATACCGTAGTTTAAGATGTCTGGTTCGTAGTCTTGGATGTCTGCAATGGTTAATAATGTTGCCATGTAGGGGTACTACCTCCTGTTAATTTTTTGTGTAATCAAGTTCTGCTTGATGTTTTATTTATGCAATAGTCAAAAAGAAAGGGCGAAACGAATTCCGCCCCTTCAGTGTATGAGCACATTAAAAATGTACTAATATTTATTATAGGTTTGCGTCACCTATGATACCAACTCCATATTCGTCGAATATTTCGCTAACACCATATGCCATGCTACCTACGATTTCGTCTGCTCTTGCAGAAGCGTCTCTTTGGTTCTCAACTCTTAGTTGACGTTTTACCATGTAACCTAGAGCGTCACCGTGGAATGCCGCACCTACGAATGCACCTGCTGAGTCACCAGTAATAACTGTTGATTCAAAGATCTGCATTCCTGCTAATGTTCCTACAAAACCGTTTCTCAATGCTTCATTACCTAAATCTGATAGGTTATGATTGATTGTAGAACCAGCGTTTGTTAACAATTTCTTGATTTGGAACGCTTGTTTAGGGTGTAACACACAGTATAACGGACCACTAGGAACTTTGTTAGTTCTTAATGTTGCCGCCGCTTTGAAAAGATCTTCAATTGAGATCTCATCTGCGCCTGTACCTACAGTGTTTGAAAACCCTGAAAATAAAGCGGCAATATCTGTGTCAACCTTTTCTGCTAGTGCAGAACCGATTTGTCTTCCTATTGCTGAAGCAACATCTTCTGAAGATGATTCTTTCATCAAGTCAGTTAATGTTACCATCACACCTTTTTCTGACGCTGTGATCGTTTTTGTTGTTGTCAAATCGAACGCCGCGTTAGTTAAATCTACGCCATCACCCGGAGTGGATACTGCCACTGTAGGGTAGATTGGTAATTGTGCCGTTAGGCCCGCTGTACCAGTCATGTCATAGTTTCTGATTAAAGGTCTCATGATTGAAGTTTCGTTCAATGTGAAAAGACCTGCTTGAACCACGTTACTAAAAAACGCTGTTCCTATACCTGTATCTACTGCATTTGTAATTGCCATGATACTTCTCCTTGTTTATTAAACACTCACACCGCGTGATCTCATGATCTCGCGATACCTAGCACGATGCTCAGGTATGTTCATGTTTAGGTTGTTTATGTCATCATTGGCCAACGATTCTTTAGTAGCGTCACCTTTACCAGTGCCTGAACCTTGTGGTCCTGCACTAACAAAATGTGGGTTACTTGAGAGAAACTCATTTACCAAGTCTTTCACTTGTATTGGGTCGCCTTTGTCATTATAACGCACTTGACCTGTTTTTGTGTCAATCACATCAACAGTGCCTGCCTCATTTAACTTCAATTGACCTTTAAGCAATTGAGTCACTTGAGTAGGGTTGATTGCTTTGGCATTTGATGCCTCCGACAACAACTGTCCGTCAATCTTAATAGAAGTCAATTCTGACTGATACTGGTTGATTTTAGTGGAAAATTTTTCTGCTTGTTCTTTCAACAACTTTTCAAATTCTCCTCTTTTTTCCAACTCAGTCTGTCTTGCTTTTTCTTCTGCTTCGACCAACTTGTTGTAGTGATCAACGTCTATGCCTTTGTATTTTTTATCATACTTGGCACGTTCCCTCGCCACTCTTTCTCCAACAATCCTTTCGAGATCATCTTGAGAAAAATTTTGAGTATTAGTTTCTTCTTGAACCGTTGTGGTTGCCTGCTCTTTCACATCAGGTGCAGTGTCCTGAGATTTTACCGCTTGATTTTCTGCGTCCATATGTCCTCCTGTTTATATGAGTTGAGTGTACTCCCTGCCCTCTATGACAGTACTGATGTTATTTATTATCTTTTTTTCTTTTTGCCTCTAGTAGATGATTTTCTACCTTTAGACATACTATTTTTCTTTTTGCCTCTAGTTGCCATGATTGCACCTCCTTTTTAACGCCATGCTTTGATTGACCAGTATGCAGGCGATAGTGTTTTTTGACCTTTCACTTTTTTTAGCACTGCTCCCATGCGTGCCAAAAAAGATCGTTGTCTTACTGGATTACTTTTTTTGATCGTCATGCCCTTTTGACCAAAATTAATTTTTTTTACATTGCCAGTGTTTCTGTCTCGCACAAACACTTTGAATTTTTTAACATCACCTTGTGAAGGCGTATTTAACTTGACTGTTCTACCTCTGTATTTTGCCATTGTAATTTTCCTTAACCAGTTGAATCACTTCTTTAGGTTCAATACTGTTCATTGCTTGTTCACAATGTTTGCAAGGACCTTTTTGTACTTCACAACCCAACCCATCTGGATTGCATGGTGTTTTGCGTGTAATATTTATTTGTCCTTCATACCCTGTTCTCTGGGGACTTTGGTGACTGCCATACAACACCACACAAGGCACATCAAGATTGCCTGCTATGTGATGCACTCCACCCTCTGTGGTCACAACCAAATGTGCGTACTTTATCATGATCATAGTTTCACGTATTGATAGACATCTCACATTTTTTAGTCCTGGATAGTCTGTTTGTCCTTTTGCATTTTTTACAAAAGTTGGACTGGGCAATGCTCTTATCAATGTGTAATCTTGTAAACCATCTATCACTGCTTGCCATCTAAAATATTTTTTGTTGTCTGCGAATATACTATCTTTTGCATCTGGATTGATAAGGATATAAGGTTGTAATTTTTTATAATTCAACTTGAACCACATCTCTTCAGAATCTTTGAATTGTATTGGTGCTGTTTTGGGTTTGTAAGGTGTTTTGTTGTGATACCAACGTTTGTTGTTGTTGGGGTGTGTTTCAAATGGTTCGCCGTAATTGAAATCCAACCAAGGTGTGTTGTGCCATACAGGTTTGGCGAATCCTTGTGCTATGCCTTTTTGTTTTCTGTAAGGTCTTTGTTTTTTGCCTGTGCGTTTGTATTCGTGGTATGCTTCTGCACGCCACATCATGTCATCACCTATTCCCATCTTTTAAACCACCATATTCCATTTGGCAATTGATTAGGTTCCTTGCAAAATTTATGCACACCATCTTTTACGCCTTGTCTATCATAATCGTGTCCCATAATGTAATGATTAGGTTTGACCTTTTGCCAAAAACTTTCTATATCTTGAACAACACCATTTGTTGTATGATCACCATCAATAAACACAAAATCCAATTCGTTGTCCTGTATCTGTTGTGATGCTTTGTGACTGTAATCTTTTATTATTTTGCATTTGTCTGCAAATGGTTTTAGTAAATGTCTTGAATGTCTTTCGTTGGATCTGTGATTCCATTTGGGTTTATCGTAACCAGGAGTTGTTTCCCATATGTCTATGCAGTACAAAAATATATCACAGTTTTGCAACAGGTACGATGAAGTACGTGCTTGCCACACACCTATCTCTGCGCCAATTTTAAGATTGTGTTGTTTTATAAATTTTTCCAACACCTGCCATCGCATGGTTGATTTCATGCTGGTATTTAGACTGCGTTATCTTCTTGATCTGTGTTCGTGAAAAACTGTGCCATCTCTGGATGCAGTTCTACAATTTGTTCGTTGGTGTAACCTTGATCCATCATTTCTCTCATGTGTATGATCAATTGATCCACAGATTGAATTGGTGTGTGAACCATGTTTGGTTGTGCTGACGGTTCAGGCATTTCAACAGCATCATCTTCCATCACAGTTTTGTAAATCTTTTTATCAATCTGTTGGTTGATGAATGTGTTTTGAATGTTGGACTCTTTGGCCATTTTTAGTAGACTGATATCATTTGCTTTGTCTTGTATTGAAAATGATCTTGGATATTCAATTGTGCCATCAAACAC